CGTCTGTGCCGCCTGCGTCGAAGGGTATTAGGTGGTCTGCGTCTGTGGCGGGTGCGCGACGGCACCAGTGGCAGAGTGGTTGGTCGGCTAGGACTTCTTTTCTGTTGCGGTTGAATTCGGGTGTTGCGCGTCTGGTCATTGTGTTTCTCCTACCGCCCTTGTTCCGCGCGGGCGCGTCACTGCGGTTGGTGTCATGGTAACAACAAGGCTGCGGGTAGGTGTCCCTCCCGCCGTTCGTGGTTTGTCTCCACCAGTCGCCGTTTGAATCCTTGTAGGGCCGTCACTGTCGTGTTTATGTCGTTCATACGCTGCTCGTCACTCTGCGCCGTTATCGGGCGCGCGACGTCTACCCACGTTCCCGTGTGTAAACACCAGCAGAGTGCAAACCCCTACGTGGCCGTGAGCGTATTCAATTGTCAAGCCTTAACGAATGGGTGTGCCAAGTCTCCTAGCGAGTATTGGCAAGTCGCTCTCACGAACCAGCCAATACTCACAATGTGGTGACAGGTTACGCTGCCACGCTTTTTGACCCGGTGACAACCGCCCCTGATCCGATTTGAGTTCCACGAATACCACACCGCGCTCGATGTGGGCAAGGACTAGGTCGGGAAATCCCGCGTCGCCCTGAATAGCGGTAAGCCAGCGACCGTCGGCCTGTTTAACTGGTCGCGAGTGCTGCACCATGAACCCGTTCATTTTGGCTAGGTGGATGACCTTGTCTTGCAGGATTTTCTCAGGTGCGCCACGGCCTGCGTTAGCCATGTCGGCCACCGACCCATACGCCGAGAATGAACATGAGCGAGCAGGTGCAAACGAACTGAATAAAGTTAATCATGGCTAACGGCTTTGGTTTGCCATTGGTCGCGTTCGGCTTCGAGTTGGCGTATGCGTTCGTACAGCTGTGCGCGTTCACGCAGCAGGTCTTCTATGTAGTCCTTAGCGGTCTGCAAATCCATCAGAACGGTTCTTCTACGTCGTCGTTGTTGGGTGGTTCGTAGGTGCCGTTCTTGAGCGCGTCGATAAGCGCCGTCATGTCGCCCTTGTTCATGCTGTCAAGACCTTGCGGGTATGGGTGGCCTGCTTTCTTCAGCAGTGACTTGGCGTAGCCAATCTGCTTGTCGGATGCGGCCCCAGCAGGCTGGGTGACCTGCACCGACGGCATACGCGGATCTGTGCCTTGGCTCATGCGCTGAACCTTGCTCATCTCTTCACGGCTAGGTCGTTTGTTTACATCTGACCCGGCATACCCAGCGTTAGCGAGCGCGCGACCAACGGCGCTGGTCTCACAGTTCTCGACGTGGCTGGTTCTGTTTACATTGCCTGCACCGCGTACTTCTTCGGCGTAGCCAGTAGCAACGCAAACATTGTCTAGGTACAACTCTGCACGGATTACACAAATGTCTGCACCGGGTGCGCTGATCATGCAGGTGATGGTGCGTCCTGTGGGGTGGTCTGCTAACCAACGGGCGTGACGCGCAGCGACTGGTTCGTAATCGTCAAGGTTGAACGCCATTTTGCACCTCCTCGGTGACCTTCTGAACGATTGCGTCGTAGATGCGCTTGGCTTCAAAGTAGAACACAGGCAGAACCTGCTCGGTGGCGTCTAACAGGTAGCACCGTGAGCAACGGATTTGCAGATGGTCGCAGTGGCAGTCCTTGTTAAGGGTGCCAAGTATCAGACCGACAATGGTGTGTTTCGTCTGGTAGTCGGTTGGGTCAATCATCGGCCTGTCTCCCATTCCCCAAGGTTTACACCATCGCTGTGTCCCATCGCTGGGTGCCAGGAGTTTGACAATTCCATAAGACGTGCTGCAGCCTGCGACAGCCACAGGTGGGCTAGGTAGTTACCGGACAGGTGCGCGTCAGTGGCTAGGTTCAGCAGACGCTTGGCTAGTTGTTGATCACTGAGCGACATTGGCGGCCTTCTTGGCGTCACGCTTTGCCTTGGCTTCAACCTTCTTGCGGTCTTTAGCGATTAACGCTTGACCTTCAATAACGGCTGGACGCATTGAACACAACACAAACTCGCCAAGTTTCATTGCACAGCTTGTTGCGTTGTAAACAAGCGCGTCGTATTCGTCTTGCGTTACGCGGAACGCAATCACCTTTGTTTTCATTGTTTCTCCCAATGTTTATTGTTGTTATTTACAATTTCGCTTCCAGCGTTGCACAAGCCTGTGTCGAGACTGGCAGAGCAACTGTTGTAAACCCATGCAGTTTGACTTTACAACACCCCAACCCCACGGCCCGACAGGATGCTTGTAAACACCCCTAGACCAGTGACCCTCGAAAGCGATGTTGTCCACGACACGAGCCTGCTCTAAAGCGGTTAGCCCTGCAGCCGAAGATCTGTTGCTCCAGCGTTGCCACGTGCCACGAGCGATGCCGAACATCCCGGTGTAGGACTTTGTTGAGTGGTTGACGTTTGCGCCTGTTTCGCACTGGGCGAGCCGACGGTAAAACCGCCAGTCCATAACCAGTTCTTCGCCGTAGGCCTTAGTCGGTGTTGCGGATAATGCGGTGGTGATGAGTGCTATGCACATGATGCGTTTGAACAATCCTCTGAAACCTCAATAGATGGCCCCCAAGGCAAGTCTGGCGACAGTCGATGATTGACTGTCACTCGCTCTATCAGGCCGTCTGCAGATGTAAACACCTGCACCAGTATTTTCTTATCTTCCGACCATAACGGAAGCCAGCCGTAAACAGGTATCACTCGTCTGTCATGCCTGTGTAGATGATGACCACGATTAGGAACGTTACGAACCCGATGCCTAGCCATGTCACGACGCCGTCGATCATTTGACTGCCTCCCAGCCTGCGTCGGTGATGCGGCAGACCATAGCGTTTACGCCTGCCACGGTTGGGCGGTAATCCCCGGTCGGTTCGATAAGGCCGAGTCGGCGTAGGTCGGCGCAACGCTTCCAGCCGTGATGGATGCCTCTGATGGTGCAGGCTTCTTCGTCGGTTAAGCCGTAAACGGGTGACCCCATGTAGGCAATGAGCAGGCTGTACGCCTGTGATCCGCGCTTAGGCGTGATGTGCTTTGCTCCGTTTACAGACCCTGCTGGGTCGGTGTTACGAAACAACGGTAAGTCGTCGAATGTTGTCATTTGTTTCTCCTGTCCTTGGCGACACCGTCACCGTAAACAATTGTTAACACAATGTCAAGCATTTGCGGAAACGCGGGTGGAGCCGGGGAGAAACCAACAACCCCACCCGCTAGCCGTCAACGTGTCCAAGCGTTGACAGCGTCCTACGGCTTAGGTAAAGCGCGCCACGCAGCTTCAAAATCCTTCGCCGACTCCCATGTGTTTTCAATCTCGACGTGTAACCACGAGCCGCCTTTGCCTGCGGACTCTTTAGCGTTGCGGTACTCGACAACACCTTTTGCGCCTTCGCCACGGCTGCAGCGGTAGCCCCTGCCGAACTCGCCGAAGCGGTAGTCGTGGATTTCGGCTATGCGTAGTTCTGCAGTGTGCGCTAAAAGCCATTCCCACGCCTCTACAGCGGTTCTACGGCCTGCTTTGGTACTCGGATACCCAATGTCGCAAGCCCAGCCTGTGGCGTGGACTGACAGCGCGCCTTTGGCGTAGGGGTTGCGGACGGCTCGGTTGACATAAATGCCGAGATTGGTGAACCCCCAGCGTCGGTTGCAAGCCTTAACGAACCACACCAGAACGGGGCTGGCCTTGCCGCCGTTGTATGCCGGGTAGAAGGGGTATTTACGCGGCATCTTTCGTACGTCCGATTGCGGCGTCTTGAGGGTTCGCCCAGCGCATTATTGGTGGGATGGCTGCGGCCCACAGTGCGTGAAGTGTGGATTTCCAGTCGTTTGTGGCAACCCATACGGGGAGCGCAGCGGCAACTAGGGCGCGGGCGTAGGAGTTAAGTGCGGCTTGTGCTTTGGCGTTCATTTGTGGCCTTTCAGGTGGTCGCGAAATAGGTCGGCTAGATAGTCGAGTTTGCGGGAGTTCTCGCCGTGGTCACGGTTGTTTTGTCGGCGTGTGGCTTCGATTAGGGCTACGACGATGGTGAAGCCGCCACCGATTAGAGCGACAAGTACGGTGTCACTCATCAGCCTGGCCTAACGCTGGTGGCGCTGACGCTTGCATCTCAACATAGGCGGCGTATTCTTCGTCCGTCATTTCACGAATTAGGTCGTCGATTTGGATTAGTGGTTTTGTCATGGTGTCCTAGTTTTTGTATCCGTAAACACGGATAGTTCCGCCGGTCATGTTCCCTGTAGAGGCTGTCAAAGTAAAAGCCGAATAAGAAGTGTTGTCTGCTAAGTAGCCAGCGAATGAGTTGCCTACGCCACTGGGGGCAAGTGACAATGCGTTTTGAGCGGCAATAAAAGTTCTTTTTGTTGAAAAAGGGTTATCCAATTCAAAGTTGCCAGTCAAAGCATCTGAGGTTCCTGTACCGACATAACCCCAAAAAGCGGCGTTATTTTGACCGAATCCTTGCACCGTGTTTGTGTTGTAAGCACCGTAAAGAAGAAAGCCGTAATAACCCGTTGCGGTTGAACCCAATGTGAGGCGAATGTCTAAGGGTGTTGATGCAAGTCCACCACTTACGGTGATTTTGTAACGGTCATAATTAGCAGAAAAAGCGCCCGTTACGGTCACGCTGGAAACGCCCGTGCCAATGGTCTGCGTTTTAACCAGCCACAAGCCGACAGCGTTCATGTCGCTAGCGTTTAGCACGTCGCCGGTAGCGAAAACTGGGTAACTCATAAACACCTATCCTAAAAGGTCTGTCCCACCAAGGGTGGATTGTCCAACAATAAATACCGCAGCCCAACGCGCCGACCCCTCAAGCGTCGTATTCCAACGCTCAGGAGTGACGCTGTGGCTAACGCGCGACAAAAGGTAGTAGTAGCTAATAGCGCTGTAATCAGGGGGCTGAAGGGTCACGCTGATACGGTCAAACAGCTCAAGGCCGAGCGTTGATCCCCACGACTCGTTAGGTGACAACACAACCTGCACCGGGCTGAGCTTCGGGTACACCTGACTACCCCAGCCAGTGACCACGTCGCCAATGGAAATGGCGTCGGTGTAGGCGGCCACTTGTGTCGAGACAAACTGTTCCGCTTCGCCATAGGTTGTGACGCTGCTGGAGTCTTCGTCAATGTAAACACCGCCGTAGGACATTTCGATGTTTGCGACGTTACGCATTGAGTCGCCGTCGTATTGGATTTGCACCTCAGGCCCAATAGGAATGCCTGTAAACCCGACAGCCTTGCCATAGTCAGCCTGCGACACAATCGATTTAGTTTGTGTGCGGATCTGCGACTGGTTGTACAGGGTCAACGTGCCAGCCTTGTTTACAAACAGCGGCGCAAACTCCGAGTCCGAGACTTTGGTTAACTCAAAGGATGCCGTGGGTGCATCGGACGTCACGTTTAGCACGTTGGACTTTGGTGAAGCAGGTGTCGAGACAAGCGACATTGAAAACGGTGTGTTGCCGATAACGCGCGACACGCGAGCCGAACTGGTCTCCGGGTACTGACCCTCACCAAGGCGCACAATCTCCTGGATTTGTGCTTGTGTCAACACGCTTGTAAACATTGCAACTTGTTGAAAGTTGCCAGCGGTCATCGCAAAACTTTCGTTTGCGGCTGGGGTGTTGCCTGAGTTCGTTTTAGGCCCAGTGGTGACGTTAAAACCGTCGACATACAGATAACCAGTGTTGATGGCGTAGTCGTATGTAAACGCTATGTGATGCGGTTCAGAAGCAGCGTACTCAACAGTCGACTCGTATGTACGGGTCGTTGTGCCGTTGTCAAAAAACGCATACGCCAAACCAGCGCCGCTACCTGACGTGAAACAGTCAATGCCGACACCGAACGCCCCGCCAAAAGCTGACCCTGAAAAGCTTGGCGACAACAAATTAGCGCGTGTGCCTTGCGCCCAAAAACTAATCGTAAACGACGACGCAGTGTTAGGAGCAAACAATGTCGAGCCGACCGTGGTGTTTTGAGCCAGCCCGTCAAACTCAGTACCGACAGACAACGACGGCAAGCCAAGCGCAATACGCGGCCCCTGATAGACCTTGTTCGTGTTGCAAATAACACTGCTGACAGCGCTCCCACGGTCGCGCAAAGTGAAGTTAGCCAAGTACAGGTTTACAGGGTCGTCCATCTCCCAGTAGTGACGTGGGTTGAGTGACTGGATGTAGGGCATTGCCCAGTCGGCTGGCATTGACGATGATCCGAGCAGCTGCAACGCGTCAAAACAGGACAGGGTGACGGTGGAGTCTTTGCCTGCGTTTGTCCATTCGGGTGGCCACCCGGCGATGAAGCCACGGAACACGTCGTAGGTTGTGCCTCCGCTGGTGGCGCGTATACGGATTTGGCGTCGCGGTAAGAGTTTGCCGTAGTACGGGCCTGACGCGTTGAACGGGTCAAAGCGACGGTCACGGTTTGACAGGGTGACACTGGCTGAGCCGTCGGCTTGGAGCGTCCAGTCGTCGGGTACGCCACGGCTGGTGCTGAAGCCACGGCAGTAGGCGGTCACGTCTGTCCACGTGGGCGACACGACATAGGGGCCGTCGTTGAATGCGATTTCAACTATGGGCGTGGGGTATGGCATTAGCGCCCACCGTTTCGACGCTCAAAGTTGTTCAGCACGTTGTACACCTGTCGACCAATTTCTATTGGGTCACCGATACCGGTTTGTACCGTGATGTTTACACCTGAGCCTGAGCCGCGTATTCCGCGCAACGAGCCGGGGTTGATTTGTGTGTCAATCGTGCCAAATGTTGGGACGCTGATTGGCGACACATCCTTACGGCCCGGTATCAGGTTAAACAACGGTGAGCCTGAACCGTAATACAACCCTTTACCAAGGTTGTTGATGAAATTAGCAATACCGTTAAGGCTGTTGGCTAGGTCGTTAATTTGTTGCCCTGCTGCGTTAAGTTGCCCGTTTTCGTCATAAAGCAAAGTGGACAAGATGAACTTAAGTTCTTCCATTGCACCAGCGACTCCGTCACGCCCGAACGCGTCAGCAATTTGGATGCCGTAGTCAGCCAGCCGCTTAAGGTACGGCAGCACTGCCTGCCCCAGCGACTCCTTTAACTCGTCAATGGTGATACGAAAGCGCGCCATCGTGCCTTCGAAGGTTTGAGCATTTTCTAACGCTGATCCGCTGAAACGCTTTTCAAGGTCTTTCTGAATGTCGTTGAAGTCCATTGCCTTGAGCGCGGCTTTGTCGTAGCCGACACCCAACCGACCGATAGCGGTATTGGAACCGTCAAAACTTTTTGACAACGCCTCGACAACATTTTTTAACGGTTTGCCTGTGGCCGCACTCACGTCGAGTGCCGTTTTCAGAATGCGTTGGGCCTGCTCAAAGTCTTTGGTGCTGCGAATAATTCGGGCATACGCAGGACGAAGCTCGTCGTCGGCCACGCCAGTGGCGCGCTGAGTGACGTCAATAAAGTCTTCGACCGATGCGATTTGAGCGTCGGTGGCTTTAGTAGATGCTCGAATAGAAGCGGCTAACTGCTTTTGGCTTTTCTCGTCGTCGGCCGCCATTTTGGCAAAACCCAACAAAGCCTGCCCAGCCTGAAACGCAGCTGTACCCAACGCAGCAAACGCGGCAACGCCAGCCACCGCGCCAGCCTTGAGTACAAACTTGGCTTTGTCCGAAGCGGTCTCAAGTTGCTTAAAAGACTTAATGGCTTTCTGTACGCCATCGCCAGCAAACGTCGTTGAAATGGGTATAGACAGCATTAGTTCAGTTCTTTCTCTACACGCTTAATGACGCTCAAAATAGATCTACGCAATTCGTCCTCGAACTCTGGGCGCGCCCTGTAAACGGCAGGCCCGATAATGCGTGTGCGACCGGGAGCCAATTGACCAAGGGAACGCTCAAGGCTGTTGTCGGTGCGTCGACCAGCAGTCTCAAAAATGGCTGCGGCTTGGTCTTTTTGGACGATGGAAATCGTGTTGTTAGTACGGCGATCTGTGTCCACTTTGACCTGCACACCGCGCTGGGCTTTAGCGACTGTAAACGGAAACAACTGACGGCCGTTCTGTGACCATTTGCGCGACATGCCCGACAGCGGAACCTTGGTGTAGCCACGACGCACGTTATCGACAGCGGGTTTGGCGATACGGCGAGCGTCAGCCACAAACTGTTTACGAAGGCCCGGCTCAATCTTGTTGAGCGAACGGATGGCGTCACGCAAGCCGACAAGTTCCATGTCTGCTTTGTATGGCATTAGCCCTCCTTTGTGTCTTCGGCTGCCTTTAGCACTGTCACCAGTGTGTCTAGGTCAAATGGTATGTCAGGAGGCCAATACCCTGTGCGAACCAGCAAAAGAGCTAGAGCGTAGTTGTATGTGCCTCGGTCGTAGGGTTTACAGGTTCGTTGTCCACCACTTCAATGTTTTCAAGGCGCTTCACGTATTCGTCAAACACGAGCGGCACTGGAATGTTCTGTTGTTTACAGCATTCCCACGCCATAAACGCAAGATCCTCAACACCGATGCCGTCGCCCAGCTGTGAAGCCTTGCGCTTAAACTTGCGTTCCCACGCGACGATTACGCCAAGGTTTGTGGTGACTGTGTAAACGCTTTCGCGTTCAGTGACAGCAAGTGTCATTTTCATGTGTTTCTCCCTAAGTGGTTAATCAGGTGATGTCGCGAGCCCAAGTGCCACCGACAAAGTTGGCGGTCACTGTAGCCATTTCACCGACAGTCGAGTTGATTGGTGTGAAGTTTGCAAGCATTGCGTTGGTGATGGTGTATTCAGGGTTAGACGCAGACTCGGTTGTGCCCGATGGGCTAATCACGAGCTGTGTGGTGCCGAGACCGACCATCGCTGCAAGCGCTGTTTCCACTTCCGAAGTAGCGCCAGTGCCACCGTAGGAAAGGAAGAAAGTGATGCTTACGTCAACGGATTGGAGACCCGGTGCGAACTTGTGGCCCGTATCACCGAAGGCTGTGATCTCAAGTGAGTCAGAGCCGATGGTGAGTGTGCATTGGTTCGCTTGGTCAGACAAGTCATAGGTGGTGCCACCCTGAGTGATGTTGATTGTCGCGTTGGACAGGAAGGTTGTTGTAGCCATTTTGGCTCCTTTTAGTTACGCCGTACGGCTACGGCAACGGTTAAGTCGTAGGTCGGCAAATCTTGCCCACCTACAGTCGCAAGACCGGGTCGAAGATCAGTAACCGCTATGGCGCTGTTCATGATTTGGTCTGCGATGGTCATTAAATAATCGCCTGCGTCTTGGTTCCCAGGGGGCGGGGCCAACACACGCAGGCGCAGCTCAATGTCGCCCACGTTGTATGTAAACGCGGACACAGTGGGCAATTCAATAAGAACGGAAAGCGGGCGGGCGTTACGCGGATCTGTAATCGGTACAAGACCAAGCCCAGTAAGCGCTGTTTTGCAGGCGTTTACAGCCTCATACAGGATGCCCGACGATGACACTACGCAACCTGCGCCCTGCCACAGCCAAGAAGCTGCATGATGCGACCAAGTGTTGCCGACGGTGACGCGCCAATAGCCATCGAGTCAAACGACGCAAATGAGTCCACTGATCCGCGTTCACGGTAAAGCGTTGCGGCGTACATCGTCGCGCCGAGTTTCACATCGGCACTAGGCACAGTGGTCATCGAGTCGATGTAGCCAGCTTCGCGACGCTTGCGGTAACACCACGCGTTAGAAGCGTTTACGCAAACAGTCACGAAAGCGGTGTCGTTAGCGGTGGCGGTGTCAATACCCAGCCAAGAAGTCACGTCTGCAGCCACAATCCAAGACACCGACTGTGTATACGTCAATGTCCCGGACTCGGCCTCATAAGCAACGTCGGCTCCGCTGTTTACATAGATGATTTGATTAGCGCGCGGTATGTCATAGTCAAAAACTAGATACCCTTCGTCATCGACACCATCTAGGTAATACGGTTCGGTTGAGACAACTGTGGCTGTGGCGTTGAAACCAGCAATGGCTACAGCTGCAACCGTGACCGTATCACCCGTCTGCACTTCGGCGTCGGTAAGGGTCTGGACAGCCGCGTAGTTGTCTACGCGTCGCACGTGCGTGATAGTGCTTACTGCCATCTCAGACCCTCTCCCGAACTACCCGTGGATCAGACGAAGGTTGCCTTGACGAACTTTGTCGAGTCAATCATGAGTGCGGCGAAGTAGCCACGGAACGCGATTGTGCGCGACAAGGTTGATGGCGAGTCGATGCTGATAGCACCCTTCTGCTGCTCAAACAGTTCATACCCAGATGCGTCACCAACGATGAGTGTTTGCGATGGGAAGTTGCGGTCAACGACTACTGACAACCCGAAAGCGTTTCCGTTTGGCTGTCCGGGTGCAAGGTTGCCGAATGCGTTCATTGGGCCAACTTGTGGGAACAACGGACGGTCTGCCGTGTCGGAAAGTGCAAGCAAGTCTTGCCAAATTCCTGGGTGCAGGAACATGTGTGTTGGAAGGTTGCCGTTTGATGCAGTCAAAATGCCGGACGCTGCAGCGGCTACCCATGATGCCCAGTAGGCAGGGTCGCTAGCAGATGTTGCAGTGAAGTTGCTGGTGGTTGTTGCACCTGCAGCAAGCTGGTCGGCTGCGTAGTTGTCCGTGGAATTTGCATAAATGCGACCCATGTCGTCTAACAAAACTTGGAGAACGGCGGGGTCTGACCAGTCCAATTCGGCTTCGGACACATTCACGTATCCACCGAAAATTTGCTTTGTAACTTGGTTGTTAAACACAACTAGGGTGCCTTGGCTTGGTGACTGCTCACCGATGCTTGCGCCGATTGTGGTGTGTGTGGTCACCTCTGGACGGATAAACACCTTGCCACCGCCGGGCATTGCCTTTACGCCGACTGCGTCAACAACTGGGCGACGGCCAATGAAGTTGTTGTAAACAGGAGCAACGATTGGTGTTGGAAGCAAGCCGGGTGTGTCGGTTGTTACTACGTCGGGTGCAGCTGCACGAAGTGCTTCGGACATTGCGCGCCACTGATCGCCACCAGCAATTGCTGCTGCGATGTATTCGGCTGCCGTTGGAAGTGGCACGTCACGCTTTGCTTGAGCAAACACGATTGGTGCGGTCGGAACGATTTCAGCCGAAGCCTCAACCGCTGGGGTTTCTTGTGACATGGTTTCCTCCTCAGGAATGTCATTTGGGTTGGGTTCGACAACTTCTTCACCTTCTTCAGGTTGGGAAGCAGCGATTTCTGTGATGACAGCGTCCGCAAATGCGGGCTGTGCAACAAGACTGATTTCGACAAGGTTGGCCTGAGACACGACCATGGTGCCTGACTTGTCGAACTTGTATTTGACCGGTACAGCACCAACGCTGACCGAGTCGTACGCGCCAGCCTTCACCAGTTCAATGGCTTCGTCGGCGGCACGGGTCTTAGCAAACTTGGCTGTAAACAACAAGCCCTCGTCGGCCTCAACGATCTCGGTGACAACACCACGCAACTGCGTCATGTCGTGACCCTCAAGCAACTTAGGGGCCTTAGCGTTTACATCAAACGCGCCACGCTTAAACATGACGCGCTCACCGCTCGACACGGTTGCAGGCGTGTCCCAAGGTACAGCCACACCCGTAATGGTTCGGGGGCTTTCCTCACCTGCAGCCGCGTCAAGCGTGATGGGTACAGAAACAAACTCAATCATAAGACACTTCCTCAATGTTTTTAGTTGCTGTGTCGTTCAGGTTTTCTTCCATGTAGTCGTCAATGTCAAACTCGACATAACGGCCGCGGGGAAGGATGTTGTCCGCGCTCAGCGTTTGCTCAATGCAGTCAAGGTAAATGCGCGCACCAAAGAGATACAGATCCTGACGCGCTTGCTGTGCGTTTTGGTACGTCATTGACGCGCCCTCAGTTGGGGCCGATACAAGGTAGGCGGGGATGTTGCACAGGCGAGCCATTTCCAGTGCCTGATACTTGCGCTGCTCCGAAATGACTTCTTGCGGGTTTTGCTTGTATTCGCGGAACTCAACCTGACGCGACAAAGCACCGATGGCGTTTTGTTTACGCGCCTGCGCCCACGCCGAAGCCAAAGACCCAAGATCTTCACCCGACAAGTCTTCGCCGTCGATCTGTTGCAGGTAGCCCGGCACGGTTTCAAGCTGGGCGTAACGGTCTGCAGCTTGATCTAAGTAAATGCTGGTGTTGATGGCTCGCGCGCCAATCTTCAAGATGCCTTCAATTGGGCTGATGAACTGCACGACGTTGTTTACATCAATCGGTTGCCCGTTGAACTCAAGCTCGTCCGATGGGCCGTAAAACTGCGGATAGCCAGTCTGCTTAGTGCTGCTCATGTTCGATGCCGGCAGCCATGTAAACGCGGCAGGGAAACCTTGCGCGCCTGAACCCTGCGGTGCATAGCGGCGGG